CCCTTAAATCCCTTCCATTTTTTCTGGCATTCCCCAGGATGATACCTGCCGGGATCTCTCCGGCTCCAGTTGTCCCACACATCCACGCTGTATCCTTCCAGGTCCAGGGCCATGCCGATATTCAGCCACTGCTGGTAATCCAGTTCAGCCGGCTCTATATGATCTAAGACCTCCAACAGGTCATACTGGCTTCTTTCCATTTCCTGCTTACTCCTTAATTTTCAGGTACATAATTTCTTGGGTCCACACCTCTTGGGGCTCCTCTCCAGCCACACGCAGCGATCCGGTCGATCATGTTCTTTCCTGCCTCAAACGTCCATGTCCCTACATGCTGGAAACCATATTTTTCCAGGCACCGGATCTGTTTCGGTGTGGTAAGGCCTTCCTCCTGCCGTTTATGCAGGCGGTCCAGGATCAGGTTTGCCTTTCCTGCATTGTCAATCTCATCCGGAAGGATCCCTCTCTTTTCCAGCTCCTGTTTCTGTTTATCAGAAGGCGGTGCCATCTCCCAGCCAAAAGCCGGGACATAACCGGACAGGTCTTCCGCCTGTATGCTCATCTCAAACTGTAATGGATCCACCAGTTTCTTCTTTCTGGTACGCATCTCCTGGAGCTGTTTTGCCAGGGATTCTTCCCTTTCTGCGATCACATCTTCCGATGCTTTTCTCTCAGCCTCTTCCAGATCCATAGGGCATCCGGCTGTTCCTTCCAGGTTCTCCGTCATCTTTCGGGCTACTTCCTTCTTCTCACAGATCAGGTCCGCCGGATGGCAGAGTTCATGGCGTTCTGTATGCCAGAGGAAATCCAAGAGCAATAGATGGCTCTTTCCTTCACACAGTCTGGTCCCGCGTCCTACCATCTGGCTGTAAAGGCTGCGCACCTTTGTTGGACGCAGCACGATCACACAATCAACGGACGGACAGTCCCAGCCTTCCGTCAGCAGCATGGAATTGCACAGGACGTTGTATTCTCCTTTGTCAAAGGCTTCCAGGACTTCTGCGCGGTCTTTGCTCTCACCATTGACTTCCGCAGCTTTAAATCCCTTTTCATTCAGGATCTCTTTGAACTTCTGGCTGGTCTTTACCAGTGGAAGGAACACGACCGTCTTTCGGTCCCTGCAGTATTTCATCATCTCGTCCGCGATCTGGTGCAGATACGGATCCAGGGCTGTTGCAATGTCACCGGCTTTAAAATCACCGGACTGGATGGATACCCCGGACAGATCCAGCTGCAGCGGGATCGTCATGGCCTTGATTGGGGATAGATAACCCTCCCGGATTGCTTTCGGAAGGGTATATTCATAAGCCAGGCTCTCAAAAAATTCTCCCAGGTTACGCATATCGCCACGGTCAGGCGTTGCAGTCACTCCCAGTACTTTTGCAGACGGGAAATGCTGCAGCACCTTCTGGTATCCGTCTGATATGCAGTGATGGGCCTCATCAATGATGATCACATTGAAATAATCCTCTGAAAACTGGGACAGGCGTTTTTCACGCTGCATGGACTGTACAGAGCCTACTGTGATCCGGAACCAGCTCCCCAGACAGGTCTGCTCTGCTTTTTCTGTCGCACATCCCAGGTTCGTGCTCTTCTTGATCTTATCCGCAGCCTGTTCCAGGAGTTCGCCCCGGTGCGCCAGGATCAGTACCCTGTATCCTTGACGCACACAGTCTTCTGCGACTTTTGCAAACACGATGGTCTTTCCGCAGCCGGTCGGCAGTACCAAAAGGGTCTTAAATGCACCCTTATCCCACTGCTCAAATACGGCTGCTTTCGCTTCTGCCTGATACGGTCTCAATTCCATTTAGAACACACCCGCCTTAAACTGCTTTGGTTCATATTCCAGATAACGGCTGACACGGTTATTCCTGCGCTTATTGCCGTTCTTGTCCACATATTCATTGATCATGACTTCCACCTTGCCGGTAGAGCATGGCACTTCATTCCAGTTAGGCCGCAGTGCTTCCCCTTTCTTCTTCTGTCCGATGCATAAGAAGAACTGGCTCAGTCTCCACTCTGCCTTTGAGTTCAGGTACAGGCTGTCAAATACATGGTGTTCCTTGCCGTCTTTATCCTTGATCAGAAGGTCCAGGTTCGCCACGTTACAGGGTGCCATCTTCTCGCTTCCTCCGAAATGGGCGCGTTCCATGGATGCCACTGTAAATTCATAAGTCCCTTCCGGAAGGGGCTCAGTCCCTTCATTCTCGATCGCATCATCCCAGCCGATCTCTTTTCCTAAATCTGCCATTTCTTTCATCCTCCTCATTAATTAAATACTAAAGAATCCTTTTCTTTCATTTCCCTGATCGCCGTATACACCTGGTCCCAGGCACCTACCAGAACGCCGTCCACAAAGCCCGGATTGACCTCTTCATACATGTAAAGGGGCGTATCCACCGGTACATATCCCTTGGCTTCACATACGTTCTGTATATCCCATTCGCACACATCATTGGCGCTCATCAGGTCCCGCAGTCTCTTTGGGAGACGTGGATCCAGTGCCGATCTTCCATCCGGCTTTACATCCCCTTTGCTGCCCTCCACAGGCGCAATGCCTTTCTTTTCTTCTGCAGGTTTTTCATTGCCCTTGTTACTACTGGCTGTCTCCGGATGTTTTACCGTTTCTACCGGTCTGACAGGTGGTGCTGGCTGTGTCTCCTGTATAGGGCCTGGCTGTTTTACCTCCTGCCTCTCCTCTGCCCGGGCTGCTCCCGGTTCCAGGATCTGCCGGATGCTCTCATATGTAAAAGGCACTTCATCCGGAAGGCTGTAGCGGTTCTTTGCGTCCCAGCAGCTGTGGTGGGTGGTATACATGACACGTTTTCCGCCCTGGGCTTTATTCTTTCCCTTCTGGACTCCCTGGCCGTCCACGTTCACCACCATGGTCTTATAATTCGCAAACAGTACCATATCCGCCCACTCTTTTACCATGGGCGCTACGCCTTTACTCAGCTTCATCTCCCAGCGGTCATAGGCTCCCAGCTCATCCGGCTGTTCAAACTTTCGCATCTTTGCATGGGCTGTAAGGACCACGTTCACGCCTGCCTTGACCACTTCCGTAAGCAGGTTTAAAAGGCGTCCGAACTCCTCCTGGACATAGGTATACCCTTTTCCATATCCAAACTCCTCAATGCTGCTCTTGTGGTTCTTATCACATATCTGGGAAATGCAGAGCATCTCAGCCCAGTCCGCCGTATCAATGACCAGGGTCTTGCAGATATCCGGATGGTTCTTTACATACATGACCTGCTCCATGAGCATCATCCAGCTGCTTGGCTCTTTGGTACGCGCGATATCCATATCCCTGGTGGAACCTTCTGTATCAATGAACAGCGGATCCGGGAAGCAGGAAGCCAGCGTGGACTTCCCGATCCCTTCCGGACCGTAGATCACGGTCTTCTTTGCTCCCGGCTGTTTTCCTCTGATGATCTCCATTTAAAAAACACCTGCTTTCCATTCTTTCTTTTCTTCGGTATGCGGCTGTCCTATCACATACCCGTCTTCGATGATAATGCTGCACTCGTCCCCCGTAGATACCCTGGTAGCGATCGCCTGGAGACCTTCTGCCTCCAGCCACTTTCCAAACTCCTGAAGGGTATGCAGGTCCATCTGTTCCAGCTTGTCCATGAGCACAAAGCCACAGTTCGGATTTAACCGGCGTACGATCGCAGTGGATACCTTAAGCTGTTCGGATCCGGACATGTTGTCCCATTTCTGACCATTGTAGACCAGTTCCCCGTCTTCAACCGTCAGTCCTGGAAGCGGCAGATCTGCTTTCTTTAACAGTTCCAGCTTTTTATCCCGTACCTCCTGGATCTTTCCGGTCAGTGCATTGTACTGTTCCCGGTATCCCCTGGCATCTTCTTCTGCCTTGTCTTTGTCCAGGTTGGCCCGTACTTTCCGGTTGGTCTCTTCCACTTCTGCAATGTTTCGTTCCAGTTCTGCGGTAGACTCATCCTGCAGGTTCTCACTGGTCGACCGGGCGATCTTAAGATCCGCTTCCAGTTCTGCCTGCTTCCTTAAAAGCTCCTGGATCTGATCCGTGACACGCTGCATCTCCTGCTCCAGCTGGTGGCGTCTTTCACGCTTTCTCTGGTTTTCCCCGTTCTGTGCCAGGATCTCCTGCTGTTTGCGGATCAGTTCCGCTGCTGAGACTGGGACTGTCGGGACATCCGGATAATAAAGCTGCTCTTTTGCATACTTCTCTTTCTGGTCTGCCGTACGTCCCACATAGGTACGCTCACTGTAAAGTTCCTTTTCTTCCTTTTCCAACTGGGCCAGCTGGTCTCCCACACCGATGATGTTTAACAGGATACCTGCCTTTTCCTTGTCAGAAGCCTCCATAAATTTCGGAAGGTCCAGTGCCAGCTGTTCCACAAACTCATTCAAAAGCTGCTGCCCGGCCTTCTGTCCCTGTGGATCTGTTACCTTTAACGCGCTGTTCTTACCCTTGCGTTCCACTACCAGACCATTGCTCATGACTATATGAAGGTTTGGCGGGATCACGGAGCCTTCCCTCTGAGCCTGGGACGGACGGTATTTGTCCCCGCCTAAAGCCCAGGCGATCGCATCCAGGACAGAGGTCTTGCCCTGGTTGTTGTTTCCACCAATGATCGTAAGCCCATTTGCTGTCGGTTCGATCTTTACTGCCTTTACACGCTTGACGTTCTCGATCTCAAGCTTGTTAATTTTCATTGCCATCTTGCATTTCTCCTTCTCCCTCCGTATAATGAGGGTGTACAATTTTTTTGTTACCGGACCTTCCGCAGTTGCCGCTGCCTGGGTCCTTTTTTATGTAGCCTCTGCATGCCTGTAAGCGGCTTCTCTCCATACACCGGTTCTTCCTGATGCAGGTACCGCACTGGTCATTCCACACAGCCATCACAGCACCTGGACCGCAAGCGCAGCCCCAAGCATCATGAAGACTATCACCCACATGCCACCGACTACAAATGTCTCCGTGATGCCTACCCAGTCCACTGGTTTCTTCTTTGGCCTGGTTGCCTGCACTGCCACATAAGACAGCTCCATGCCTGTCCGACCATTGTAGTTTTTGATCTTTGCCATTGCTTCTCTCTCCTTTCCAAGCTTGTCCACCAAGGCCGCTCTCAGGCGGTCTGGATCACTTCTGTATTAGGAATTGTCAAAAGCGATCTGTAGCAGATGCTGTTAACAATATCTCGTCTCTGTTCCTCCGGAAGTTCATCCAGAAGCAATCTCTGTTCTCCAATCCTTACATGATTGGTAAAAGTAATCTCTTTCAATATCACCACCCCTCTCTCTTCATCTGTATGCCCTGAAGCATGTACTTGTTGCTATTAATCTGGCTCCAATGGCAAATCTTCCGTAGTTCTCTTTTTAAACTTATTTTGAATTTCCTGCTTTGAAACCGGAACCCCAACGAGTTTTACATAAAACCGCTCTCGGCCACTGGTATAGGTTACTCCACATTCTTTAAACTTCTTGTCATATCGTAAAAAGGCCATTCTTTTACTTGGTGCATTCATATAAAGCTTGAAATCTGGTAAAGAATCAGGCCAGACTAAATACCGACAATCCTTTCCGCCATAATCCAATTCAGCATCAATCAACCAGTCGACCGTTCTTTCAAAAACCTTTGAAAGCTTTTCTAAATCGTCCAGGTCAATTCTGATTTTCACGTTCTCAATTCCCACCAAACGATGTTCCTTAATGCCTGCCAGCTTTGCAAGTTCTTTCTGGGTTAATCCCATATCTTTTCTAGCCTTGACAATGTTATTTGCGATGTCGCAATAAAAATCAAAGCCAATATGTTCCAAATTATCTGTTTCATAAAAGCGCATTTCCTTCACCTCTTTTCATAAAATGCGAATAAAGTAAACACCAATGATATAAATAGAGCCCATACCGGATAGATTTTGTTGTTAGGCTCTATTTTTTTCATTACAAGCACACAAACTGCACCTAAAACCCAGCAACCTACGGTTAAAACAACCTCAACCACCTCTCTCACCCCTTTTCTTTCTACTCCAACAGCTTCTCAATGGGTACTCCCAGATAGTCCGCTACTTTCTGGACTTTCCGAATACCGGGCTCATTGTCATTCCATTTGCTAACACTGCGATTAGAAAATCCAAGATCCCTTTCAAGGCGCCAAATGGAAATTCCCTTTTGATCGCAAAGCTTTTTTACATTGTCGTATATCACGGTTCCACCTCCTTGTGTTATGATGTACATGCAGGCCTAACACCTCCGCGAGAGGGAGGTGAATGCCATAAAGAAAAAATATACCTATTCAGCTGAAAAGGTCCAAACTCTTTTAGCTAAAGGATATAGACTTTTGTCCATGTCCTATTTCGTAGGAGAAGACAGCCCTGCGCTGTATATCCTGGCTAAGTAATTAGCCGTCACTCGTAAACAATCTTGTAGGTCTGCATGTATTCCACCGTATTCGCTGTACGGTGGAATTTTTATGGGTTGAGATTTCATCCCATGTACTTTGTTAGAGAAAATATTCTCATTCTTATATTGACTTTTGTGAGAAAATATTCTATTATACAAATAGGCAATATGAATATATTCTCTTAAATCCAGTCTTTTAAATTGGCGTTTATCGACTGATCATCATTGCACGAGAATGTTTTCTCTTTACACTCCTTACTATACGAGAATATTTTCTTTTTGTCAATACTTTTTCGAGATTTTTTTCTCGTATTTGAAAGGGGACTATTATGACACTCAAAGACCGAGTAAAAGCCCTTGCGCAAGAACGTGGTATTAGTTTACCTGCGCTTGAGTCAGAGTTGGGTTTTGGCAATAGTACAATCGTAAAATGGGATAAATCCACTCCTAATGCTGATAAGTTAAATGCTGTTGCTAAATACTTTAATGTTACAATGGATTATCTACTTAATGGCGATAGCGAAGAGCACACGGAACTCAATGCCAGAGATGAACGAGATATAAAAAAGGATTTAGACCGTATTATGGGTGAAATTCGTAAAGGTGATGACGGTCCTCTATACTACAATGGCGTAGAAATTGATAATGCTTCCCTAAGCCTACTTCAGAATGCCATTGAATACGCCCTTAGAGAAACTAAAAAAGAAAACAAAGTGAAATACAATCCAAATAAGAATAAAAAGTAGGTGACGCCGTTTGGAGACTGTAAATCATAAGATTCGTCGTTTAATCAGGTACTATGAACATCTAACCGGCAGCCGGGATCCTGTTACTATTGCACGGTACGCCGGGATCCAGATCGCAGTATTACCGTTAGGCAATATTTCTGGAAACTACAAACTTCTAAAAAGAAAACGTTGGATTTTTATAAATGAGGATATTCCATCTGACAGTTCACTTTTTCGGGTTGTTGTAGCACACGAATTAGGTCATGCTTTACTACATAGAAAAGAGAATTGTGCTTTTCTAAAAAATAAAACATTACTGCTTACATCTGGAATAGAAAGAGAAGCAAATTTGTTTGCCGCTTCCCTTTTGATATCAGATGAAATGTTGCAAGATTATACTGTATACACTCAGGACCAGTTCTGTCAATGCACAGGATATCCTAAGGAATTGCTTGAATTAAGGCTGAAATAAGCAAAAATACTACAGATAAGGAGTTTGTTATGTTTACTCGTCTATATTTAGAAGATTTTAGAATTTTTAAGGATCAAACTATTCATATAGGGAATACTATTACCGCTATAGCTGGACATAATGCCACTGGAAAGTCTACAATTTTAGGAATTCTTGGAAATACCTGTGAACTTAAGAGTAAATTCGGAACAACTATTACTGATAAACAATTTAAAACTGAATTTTCTGAACTATTCAAGGGTTCAAAAGCTTTTGACAAACGAAGTGGAGATATCGGTACTCTTTTTTACCTCCCACAAGATAATGATAACGAGATTCCTATTACTTTACGTGTCACTTGGCAAAAATGGGATAAGGATTCTGTTGATAGTAACCGTTTTAGAATTCTTCCAAAATGGGTTGATCACTCCATAAGTGAAAAAGTAACTGCTAAAAAGTTATCTGTTCCTTCTTTTTATTTAGGATTAAGTCGCTTGTATCCACTTGGTGAAGATACTTCAGAAGTTATTGAGGAACGAAAATTTAAGAAGAAATTAACAAATGATGATATCCAATGGCTAATCAAAAACTACAAGTATATTCTTTCCATAGACGATTCTATTTCTAGTATATCAAACTATGAAATTTTCAAAAAGCGTTCTGGTGGAGTAAATACTTCCCATTATGACTTTTTAAGTAATTCTTCCGGACAAGACAATTTAATGCAAATTATGTATTTATTATTATCATTTATTAAACTTAAAACAGAATATGATAATATAGGAGAACCTTGGCCCGGTGGTATTTTACTTATTGATAAATTAGATGCAACATTACACCCAGCAGCCCAAATTCGTCTTATTGACTTAATTTATAAAGTATGTAAACAATTCAATTTTCAAGCCGTATTTACTACACACTCACTGCAAATTTTGGAATATTTAAGCAGCCTGCAAATAAGAAATTCCGATATCAATATTGAATATTTTACAACAGCCAATGGTAAGCTTGAAATTCATCACAACCCGCCTTTTGAAGCAATGGAGAATGATATGATGATTAGTACCTATTATTTGACCAGTAATAATCGAAAGATAAATATTTATTCAGAAGACGCTGAAGCACGATATTTCATAAGACATATGCTCGCTGACTATAAGGATCATTTTCGCCTTTTAGACATTAAATTAGGTGGAGAATCTCTTATGAATCTTTTATATAATGACCCTGATTACTTTAAAAATGTTCTATTTATATTAGACGGAGATAAAGATTTAGCAAAAACCAAATACGCCGAATTACCTGCTAAACATTGTAATGTTATTTTCTTACCTGGTAACGAAGGACCAGAAGCATTACTATACAATTATTTAATCAATCTCCCTCCAACTCACGAAATCTTACAGGAAAATTTCGACAAAGGTATATCCATTAGAATGTTTAAAGAAATGAATCCTCTGACTTCACCCAAATATGCTTCATATGAAAAAAATCGTGAGAAATACAAGCACTGGTTCATAGATAATCAAGCTATGTTTGATGATCTAAATATTATGCGATATTGGTGTGAAGATAACCAAACAGATCTTGATACATTCAAAAAAACATTTGTTAATCGATTTAATATTTTAGCTTCCAGAACCAAAATACCTAAAATCAATTAGTTCTGGCCAAATATCTATAAATATGATAAGCTGACTAAAGGAGGTGAGATTAAATGTCGATAAAAAATCCCTTACGCTATCCTGGTGCTAAATCTAAGTTATATGATTATATATGCAAATTACTTATTGCAGAGCAGCGAACCGGATGCACTTTTTACGAACCATTCGCTGGCAGTGCTGCCATATCATTGCTACTTTTGGAAAACCAAGTTATCAGCAAGGCTGTTCTTAATGAACTTGATCCCTTGCTTTATAACTTTTGGTTCTCTGTGTTTAATCACACTGAAGAACTGATTACGCTTATTAGAAACACTGATATTACATTAGAAAATTGGCATGAGTTTTCTCTTTATAGAAATAATGATTATCTTCAAGACAAAACATCTGTTCAAATAGGTTTTGCTGGTTTATTTTTAAATAGAACTAACTTCTCTGGCATACTAAAGGCCAATCCACTCGGTGGGCTAAATCAGCAATCTCAATACCCTATTAATTGTCGATTTAATAAAGATAAGATTATTAATTCCATTCAACAGCTTTCGCTATATGGAAATAAAATAACTCTTTACAATTTAGACGCTATTGACTTTATGAAGCAAGCACTACGATATAAACGGAACAGAAAAACTTTTGTATACATAGACCCTCCATACTATAAAGAAGGAGCTAATTTGTATAGATGCTATTATACACATGAGCAACATATGCTTTTATCTAAATTTATCCTATCCAAAACCTACCCATGGCTGATTAGTTATGATAATGCTGAAGAAATTCGGAAAATGTACAAACAATTGTCTCCATTAACCATACATATGGACTACTCCGTACATACCTCAAGAAACGCCGAAGAGTTACTCATATCTAATATAAAAATCCCACCCATGGAACCTTCATCTACAACTATTGAACCACTAATTGGTTAATAGATTTTCTCTTACATTTATACGCTGAACTATTTCCGGTTTGGAAACACTTCAGAACTAACCATCTAGATTTTCATACGGTTAAGAAAGGAGCCTATGGATACAAATATTGGAAATATTTTAATATATCAAAATGAAAAAGGTGATACAAAAGTTGATGCTTACTTTAATGATGACACTATCTGGATGACCCAGCGCTCTATAAGTGAACTCTATCAAATTTCAAAATCATCAGTCAGTGAGCATATTAAAAATATCTACCTTGACCGAGAACTTGATGAAAATTCAACTGTTCGGAAATTCCGAACAGTTCAAACAGAGGGTAGCCGACAAGTATCTCGTGAAATGGATTATTACAATCTTGATATGGTACTTGCTGTTGGTTATAGAGTGCGGAGCAATATTGGCATTCATTTCCGGAACTGGGCATCCTCTATACTCTCAGAATATATGCGAAAGGGATTTGCGCTTAATGATGAGCGCCTTAAAAATCCAAAAAAATTTGGCCAGGATTATTTTGATGAATTACTTGAGCGTATTCGTGACATTAGAGCATCTGAAAAACGTGTGTACATGAAAGTTCGTGATATTTTTGCTACATCAGTAGATTATGATCCCAAAAGTGAGCAGGCAGATAGATTTTTCAAAACTGTTCAAAATAAGCTACATTACTCCGTTCACGGCCATACTGCGCCTGAATTAATTCATGAACGCGCAGATGCTACTAAGGATAATATGGGATTAACTTCTTTCAAAGGAGCAAAAGTCAGAAAATCCGATGTTACAATTGCAAAAAATTATCTTCACAAAGATGAGATTGAAAATTTAAACCGTATTGTCACAATGTATTTAGATTATGCCGAGGATCAAGCAAAACAGCGCATTCCTATGTATATGAGTGACTGGGAAAATCGCTTAAACGCTTTCTTACAGTTTACTGGACGTAAAGTGTTAGATAACAATGGACACATTTCCAGAGAAGATGCTGATCGTTTTGCTAAAGAACAATATGAAATCTTTGATTATCACAGAAAAGCCTTAGAGTCACATTCTGAAGAATTGGATATATTACCAGTTCTTCCAGAAGAACATAAATAGTAAAAGACCGCTCAGTGTTACCAGCACTGAACGGCCTCTTACATAGATTTTCTCCTGCCAGTCTTCTGGCCAGATATAATCCAACTTATGCACCTGAATTATATCATCTCCAGGACGTCTGCGCAAGGGGCGTCTTTTTTGTACCCATTTTTCATAAAATAAAGCAAATACCAGGAGATGATAACATGAAAAAAGAAGAAGACACTGTAAAAACAGCTGCGCTCTACATCCGCGTCAGCACCGATAAACAGGAAGAACTGTCCCCGGACTCCCAGAGGCGCCTGCTCTTAGACTATGCCAAAAGCCACAATATGATCGTGTCCAACCAGCACATCTACACGGAAAATGGTATTTCCGGCCGGAAGGCGGATAAGCGGCCAAAGTTCCAACAGATGATCGCTGCCGCCAAGTCTGACGAGCATCCCTTTGATGTGATCCTGCTGTGGAAGTTTTCCAGGTTCGCCCGCAATCAGGAAGAAAGCATCGTCTATAAGTCCATGCTGCGGAATAAATGCCATGTGGATGTGGTCAGTATCTCCGAGCCACTGATTGAAGGCCCATTCGGCGGCCTGATCGAGCGCATTATTGAGTGGATGGATGAATTTTACTCTATCCGACTTTCCGGTGATGTTACCAGGGGAATGACAGAGAATGCTCTGCGTGGTGCCTACCAGTGTCGGCCGCCTCTGGGATACCGCATTCCCCACCACAAAGCTACTCCGGAGATCATTCCAGAAGAAGCCGCCATCGTTCAGCTGATCTTCGATAAATATGTAAATGAAAAGATGTCCTTATTCGCTCTAACCAAATATCTGAATGCCCAGGGATACAAAACCAGCCGTGGAAAACCCTTTGAAAAGCGTTCCCTGGAGTACATTATCCAAAATCCCGGCTATGCAGGAGATATCCGCTGGAACCGGACCATAAACGAAACCAATGAAATACGTGATCGGTCTGAGTGGATCATCCGTCCCGGTCACCACCCGGCTATTATCAGCAAAGAACTCTTTGAGCAGGCTCAAGAGCGTTTTAATAAAGAATACACACCCAGAAATGCCAAGCCTTCCGAAGTGACCAAGCATTGGCTCTCAGGGCTTCTAAAATGCTCCGGCTGTGGTCGGTCCCTTTCTTCCTGCGTAGTCCACAGAAAGTCACTACCGGATACTTTCTATTTCCAGTGCTACGGATACTTAAAAGGCAAATGTTCCACTAACTGCTATGTCAATGAAAGTGTGATCGGCCCTGCTGTTTTAAACGCTCTTAAGGATGCCCTTAACAACGGATCCGTTTCTTACTCCCTGCGCCAGCGTCAGACAGACCATGCTCCAGATGCTGAAATTAAAAATATTGAAAAGAAATTGTCTCGACTGGACTCAAAGGAACTTCGTGCAAAAGAAGCTTACATAGATGGAATTGACACCATAGAAGAATACCGGGCTAACAAAGAACGTATCAGCCAGGAACGAACAGAACTGGAAGAACAGCTAGCTAAACTCACCCAGGTACCAGAAGAACCGGAAGACAATACCAGGAAAATGCTGCAGAGCATCTCCTCTATCCTGGACATCCTGCAGTCTGACTCCTTCACTCCCCAGGAGAAAAATGCAGCCCTGAAAAGCATTGTAGAGAAGATCACCTACGACCGGGCTAACAGTCACATTGACGTAGATTTTTATTTGACCGAAAATCCAGAAATGCCCGCAAACCCTTGATTCATGCGGGTTTGCGGC